CAGTTTCTACGGGTCACTTCTGAAGAATTACCTCCAGAAGCGGACTCCCCTTCAACCTCAAGAGCAAGGAGGCGTAAGAGAAAATCATCCCAGTAACCTAACACCACCTTCGTGTCGTCAGAATACTGAGCATCAGTAGTAGCTGGTCTTCGTCCTCTGCCTGGGTCCATCATTTGAAGGTAGATGGGGCCCACCTCACCCCGCGTTGTAAGCGGGACAGGCTTGGCAGACGCGTATAACCACTGCTGCACACCCACATGTTGACCGTTTAAAGGGTCGATGTCCCATAAGACGAAGCGCGATTTCTGCGCCGAATCCCATGGGGTATGGATGTGACCTTCTAGATCCTCTACTCGAGGACCAAGAAGATGCTCTCGAACAGGCTTTGGCAAACGCTGACGGAGATGATCCCGCAAGTATGCGTGACCGCCTCTATAAGCTGGGTCATTGACTCGGGTTGAGTCATAATTCCCGCCAAAACTGTTAAGAACAAAAACAAGGTCAACGACACTTTGTATCTTCCTTTTGAGAAAGAACGGACGAACGTCCCGACCCTCAAACCAGTCCTTCCCGCAAGACTCACGGAAAGGTCCAAAGAAAAATGACTTCTGGGTATTGACGCTAAAGCCTGTATAGGCTAGAACGTCAACTAACCGTAAAGCCATTCCCTGAGGACATATGATATCGTCACCATAAACGGCGACGTGCGATGGGTTAAAACCGAGCGAAATGGAGACCGCTCGTGCCAAAGCATAAAATATCATACTCTCTAGCTGGAAGGTAAAACCGTTGCCCATGGAAGAAAACTTCTCCCATGACACCTCTTTTCCCTCAAAAAGCCCTTTCGGACTTCTGAGTGAGTCGAGGAGATCGAACCAATCATCCGGAAGTAATTCCCGGACCAGCTCATAGCTAAGGGTGTCACTAGCAGAACTTAAGTCCAAAGTTATCGGACAAAGGTCCTGTTCATAACGCCAATCGCTACCGAGCCTCGCGAGAGATTGATTCCTCTCTTGAGACCGGAGGTTGAGGCCATTATGACGAAGAACATCCGTCATATAGTCCCCGACGCCGAGCTGAAGATAGATGTTCATCAACGGTTCAATTGCGATAGCCCGATGTGTT